AGGGATTTATCACTCAACAGGATATGGATAATATTTTAATGGGGGTGTAATATGTATCAACCGTGGAGTACAGGAAGGCATTTATTGCAGAAGTTCACAGTATCGGGGATTAATTATTCTTTAGCATTTCAAGCCCAAAAAGATGATGCCCCTCAAGGTGTCCTCTGGTGGGATTGGGTTTGCACAGGAACTTGGTCATCCAATCCTCCGCAGATAGTTATTGATATGGAGAACGCTGCATTAACTGGCACTGATATGGGCAAGACACCCGAACAGTATGTCAGCGAAAGAGTCATCATAATGAACAAATACCTATCAGACTATTTTCAGGGGGTGGTTCCAGTGCAATACTACGAGAGAGTGGAAGAAATAATCCAGAATCTTTATGTTGATATGTCCTCTGGTGTCCCCACTATTAAGATGGGTGGTGGGCGTGAATGGGGTGCAGATAGTGCCAAAAATAAATGGCTTGCACAGAAAACCAAGTATCAGGGGAATTTCGGTGGTGGTCAATTCGGGACTTGGGCCGCTGCGAATGGATGGGATTTAAATGCTTTGAACGCTGAATATAATAACTTACCTTAGGAGATTACCATGCCAGAGTGTGAACGCCACGGAATTATTGTAGAAGCCCTTGTAGAAGGTACAAGGACTATGACCAACCTAGCAGAAGGACAGCAAAGGCTTGAGCGGAAAATTGATTTGCTGGTAGACCGGCAAATGGGCTTTATTGAACAGGTTACTCGCATTGATGGGATTGTTTCTAATGGTCTCTCTTCTAATGTGGAGGGAATTACCAAGAAACTTGACCTGATGTGCGAGAAGTTCGGAAAGAGACTTGTTGAGCTTGAGCAATACAAAAGCATTTTATCCCTGCTTCATGGATTTAAGGAAAAGACCTTTGCTTATGTCATAACCATTGCATTCACGGGAAGCCTTATATTGGTGCTGATGCACTTTGGTTCTAAAATTATACAGGGGTATTTGAAGTAATGTATAGCAAATACTTTCAGTTATACGAGATAGTTGACAGGCTTGTATATGAGACTCTTGGAGATGGTGCGTGGGCGCTATTCCCTCCTGAATCTCTGGAGATGATAGACGGAGTAAGAGAGTTCTTTGGCGTTCCCTGTGTCTGCAATAATTGGTTTACTGGAGGGGAGTTCCAAAATAGGGGCTATCGTTCAGTGTCTTGCACCGTAGGAGTTAAAGGCAGCCAGCACAGATTAGGCAGAGGGTTTGATTTAACCGTCAGAAACCATACAGCAGAAGAAGCCCGCAAAAAGATACTGGCAAATCAGGACAATCCCTTGCTTAAGGATGTAACGAGAATGGAGAATTTAGTCAACTGGCTCCACATAGATTGCGCAATACTGTTACCTAAAAAGAAGGGGATTATATTATTCAATCCTTAATAGATTTATATGCAGAGTTATCTGAAATATGGGAAGACTTTTTGAGGGGGTTATATGATGGGAATTGATGCGATAGTGGCAATGGCGGCTTTATTGGCACCTCCAGTTATAGATTTTGTGCGTAAAAAGTTCTTGGATAAAGGTGAAGATACACCAGAGGCAACTTTGGCAACCCTTGCAACAACCAAGCCTGATGTAATGCCAGCATTTCTTACAGCACAGACTGCCTATATGGAGGCAACAATTAAATTCTTCAACAGGGATGTCTGCGGGATACCTAGTCCGTGGGTAGTCAATTTAAGGGCGGCAATAAGACCTATTGGAGTGGTAATTGCTTTTGTAGTTCTGGTAACGATGGCAGTTATGTCTATTACTTCAGAGCATATTGTTGATGCTGATGGGAGTATAGATAAGATGCTAACTGGAATCAGATATTCCTGTGAAGTAATTATCAGTAGTTGGTTTGGGGATAGAATAGGAATATCAGGAAAGTAACACGCGGCAGAGTGGCATTAGTAACACCAAACAGTTTAACCAAAAGATAGGAGAAAAAGATTATGCCTAGTTTATCAAGTTTGTTATCAAGTAATCCGAATAGTTTCACTGCCTTCCTTCAGGGTATCACGAGTAAATTGTTACCTGCGAAGTTGGCTGATGGAACTCAACAGTCACCGAGGATGAATCAGTATGGAGAATTTATAAACGCTCCGTTGTCTGAGAATAATCAAGTTGCCCTTGAGGGTGGATACTTCATGATTGGGAATCCTACCCTTGGGACAGGTCTTGCAACTGGTGCGACCAATACAACTGCCAGTGACCTGACTAACTTCATCCTCCTCATGAACATGGATATGCCGGGAGGGAAAGATGTCATCCTTGATTATCTTCGCCTAACCTGCACAGGTGCTGGCACCGCAGCAGCAGCGTTACATTTCCAGACGAGCATTGATAATTCTGTCAACAGATATACCAGTGGTGATGCGCTGTTAGCGTCGCCGAAGAATTGCAATATGAATTCTTCCATTGGTTCAATAGTGAAAGCAGTTGCTGGACCTATTGTGACAGCAGCTGCGACAGCGCAGAAGAGAGATCTTGGCCGTGGCAACGTTCGCGTTGTTATCCCAATTATTGGTGATACATATCTTTGGACATTTGGAAGGAATAATGCAGGTGGTGGAGGTCTCATCACCAGTGGCACGACTCAGTGCTCTTTGACCTTCCCTCATGTTCCGGTTGTTATAGGTCCGCAACAGATGTTCGCATTTAATCTGTGGGGAGCTAGCATGTCTGCTGGTCCGATATTCTCATTTGAGATGGGCTGGGCTGAACGATAGTTCACATGGGTGGGAGTGGAGTTTGCTCCCACCCTTCATTCAAATTTTGAACAAAGGGTGAGTAAAATGGCAGCTGGAAAATATGACATAACTATCGAACAGGGAGCAACTTTCTCCAAGACCTTTACATGGAAGAACAGTGCGAGGGTTGTGATATCTAATACTGGATATACAGCTGCCATGCAGGTGAGAGAGACAGTTGCATCCACTACGACAATATTATCTTCAACAGGCACATCTCCTGGTATATCAATAGCATTGGGTGGAGCCTTGGGAACAATCACTGTGACCATAACCAGCACTGTGACAGCTGCTCTGGACTTTGAAACAGCTGTGTATGATCTGGAACTAACATTGACATCAACGGGAGCAGTCACACGCCTTCTGGAGGGTGAGGTCTTCTTATCCAGGGAGGTGACAAGATAATGGCTGATTCCTTTTATATTGAAGTATCTGAAACCCTCAATGGAGTTTCTGTTATAGAGACAGTTATCATTGTAGATCCCTATGGCCTCCCAGCGAGTGAGGCATATACAGATGGAAAGGCATCATCCCTGGCGACATCGATAACTGTTTTGGGGACGGCAGTTGATAGTAAGGTGGCGTCAGAGGCATCGAGATCAAATAGTTATGCAACCAGCCTTAATACACTTTCAACATCCAGGGTGACATCCCTGGGAGTGATTGTATCAAGTAATCTGGTGACAGGTGATAGTAAGGCATTATCATTATCTACAATTATCTCAACCAATAAGAGTCTGGCAACACCAAGTGGTGGTGCAGTGCAGGCCGCTGTTATAGGTCCAACACCTACAACGGGTGTTGTAGATAATATGATCCCTGCGTGGGATGGGACATCTGCGAGACTTGTGAAGGCTGGATATACAGTTGGAACTGGGGCGAATAACCTGGTGCAGTTGACAGCAGCTGGGAAGTATCCTGCCATTGATGGGAGTCTTATTACAGGGATAGTGGTGGGTGGTGGAACAGTTGGACTTCAATGTTATGCTATGTATGATAATGAAGTGGGAACAGAAGTTGACTGGAATCATGGAAACTTTCAGAAGATATCAACTTCAAATAATATAGCAGTTACATTTGTAGATCCTCCTGGAGTCTGCTTCCTTCATTTGGATATAACTTTATTAGATGGTAATCCTCCACATCTTCCAGATGATGTTACCTATAATGGTTTAATAGGTGTGGGAATGTATTCTGTGAATGGAAATCCAACTGTGGATGCTCAGTATACGAATGTTCCTCCAACTATGACGATTGGTGGAAGATGTTTGATGGATTTCTATTTTGATGATAGTGGTGTGTATAATTGTATTAGATTGTTTTATGAGTCTCCAGTTCCATGCCCGAGGTTCTCAGCATATGGATGAGAAAGCTGAAATAAAGGAATTGATGAGTCAGTGCTATCTCAGTACAAAACTCACTGCGAAGATACTCTTTCCACAGAGATTCTATCTTCCCTTTTCACCTTTGTCTGAAGAGATCTTCAAAGTGTTGGATGATGACACTATTCAGCAGGCAGTGATAGTTGCTCCTCGTGGCTGGGGAAAGACTTCAACCATCAACTTGGCATATCCCGCTAAACGATTATTGTTTCGGGATAAGAAGTTCATAGTTCCCATTAGTAACACAGGCACACAGGCAACTATGCAGAGTGAAAACCTCAAGAGGGAACTGGTTTCGAATGTAGATGTAAAGAAGATATTTGGCTCTGTGAAGAGTGATACCTTCAATAAGGAGATATGGATCTCTGCAGGCGATGTGGCTATCATGCCTCGTGGAGCTGGACAGCAGGTTCGTGGACTTTTGTATAAAGATTCACGACCTGACCTTATCATCTGTGATGACTTGGAAGATCTGGAAAGTGTGAGGAGTCAGGAACAGAGGCATAAATTGAAGGAGTGGTTCTTCGCTGATGTCTGTAATGCGGTTGCAAAGGGGAAGAAAGATTGGAAGATTGTTGTTATTGGAACTCTTTTGCATGAGGACAGCCTGTTGGCAAATCTCATGGATGATCCCAACTGGTATCATGTTCACATCTCTTTATGCAACGAAGCGTTGGAGAGTAATTGGCCTGGGTTTATATCAACAGAGGAAGTTAAGAAGCTTCATGAGTCTTATAAGAAGCAAGGTCTCCTTGATACCTTTTATCGGGAATATATGGGAGTCCCTATTGCAAAAGAGACTGCGAAGTTTAAACAGGAATATTTTAAGGGATATGATGAGACAGATGATAAGTTCATTGAGGGAAGGAAAAAGCTGGAGAATATAATCATTCTTGATCCTGCGAAGACAACCACAACAAGTGCGAATGATTCTGCTATCATTGGTGTTGGAGTTGATATTATCACACCGAGGATATATGTAAGGGAGATCATATGTGGGCAGTTCCATCCTGATCAGCAGTATGATGAGATCTTCAAAATGGCTGATAGATTGAAGGCAAGAGTGATTGGAATTGAAGTGACTTCATTAAATGAGTTTATCACATATCCTTTGAAGACAGAGATGATTAAAAGAGGACGCTATTTCGACATCGTGGAGTTAAAGGCGAGGGGAGATAAGATGGAACGTATAGCAGCACTGGTTCCCTTTTATCGCCTGGGCTATGTTTTTCATAATAAGTCCTGTTGCTCAGCCTTGGAGCTTCAGTTGTTAGCATATCCAAGATCCAAGAAAGATGACTTAATGGATGCCTTGGCGTATGTGATAGAGATGTTGGAATTGGGTGAGAGGTATTTTGTCCCTGATGAGACGCAGTTTGAAGATAAAGAAGGCGATATTGAGGATGAATATGCAGCTTTGGAACGTGAAGATGAGCCCCTCCTTGAAGGATGGAGAGCTTTATAGGAGAAATGTAAATGCCTAATATTATTGATAAGAACATGGGATCGACCTATCTTGCGACAGGTGAGGATCTTGGATATAGATATCCAAATGGGAGAGACCTCAAGCCTGGATCTAAGCTCCACCAGGAAATTCTGACAAGGATTATAAACAGAGCCAGAGAGAGCCATGCTGAGACTTCAAAGAGGTTCCCTGTATGGAAGAAGATTGATAGAAGCCTCACAGCCTTTGTCCCTACAGATGATGCAGAAAGGGCTGTTAAAGATAAGGATAGTAGGAAGCCAGTTTCTATCGTTGTTCCCTATTCTTACGCCACTCTTGAAACTCTGCTAACATATATGACAGCTGCGTTTCTTGACAATCCTATCTTTAAATATGAGGGTGTTGGGCCTGAGGATAGGGTTGGAGCTATGATGATGGAGAAGGTTATTGAAATTCAGTGTGCGAGGAGCAAAGCTGCCCTGAATCTCCATACTGCTTTCAGGGATGGCTATTCATATGGGCTAGGTGTTGTTGCTCCTATGTGGGCGACCAAGTGGGGAAAGAAGACTGTGATAGAGCCTGACGGAATTATGTCAGCGATCTTTCAGAAGTTCATCCCTTTGGGGAATAAGAGGGTTAATAAGGATGCGATCCTTTATGAAGGGAATGTCTTTAAAAATATAGACCCTTATCTCTATCTCCCAGATCCAAATGTTCCAGCGGATAGTCCACAGAGAGGGGAATTTGTTGGCTGGATTGAGCCCACTAATTATATGAAACTCTTGCAGCTGGAGAAGGATAGTGGAGGAACATTCTTCAATGTGAAATACTTGAAGGAAATAAGATCGGGTTCTGGCAAGAGTCAGTATAATACAGAGAATTCAGATAGTGGAAGGAATGAAAGGCTGAATACAGGGGATCCTATCGCATTGGAAACCAGGCCGATTGATGCCCTTTGGATGTATGTGGAGATCATTCCTAAGGAGTGGAAGTTAAGTGATGTTGATTATCCTGAGAAGTGGTTATTTGGAGTGGGGGCGGATAAGATTGTTATAGCTGCATCTCCTATGAATCTCAATCATAATATGTTTCCTGTTGGAGTTTGTGTTCCTGATTCTGATGGTTATTCTGTGAGTCCCATTTCACGGTTGGAAATGGTCTACGGATTGCAAGAGACCCTGGATTGGCTCTTCTCATCCCATATGGCTAATGTTCGAAAGGCTATAAATGATATGCTCATTGTTGATCCCTCCCTAATAAATATCAACGATTTGAAAGATCCAGCGCCTGGG